CGGGGTTCGATTTGTTGCTGGCCCTTAGGCCTTCATCCCCTATTGGTTTTACCGTCCCCGGGGAGGCTTTCCGCGTGATTGCGTTGAGTTTCTCATAGAAGCAAACCAGCCAATGGAGCGACATCCTCAAGCAGGGCCATCGTACCGGTTGTGGATGTCACAGCGTTGTACCCGCTGTAAGCAGCCTTGCCGATGTCGATGAGCCCCCCGGCATGATCAACACCCCACGACAGAGCGGACCCAAGATAGTTCCCCACTTCACTCAGGAAAGACCCTGAGCGGGTGGAGGCGTCCTGGTCCGATGGCAGGAGGTGTTTGCCCATTTGGGACACGCTGTGAACAGCTGCGTACCCAGTGGGATCATAGTGGGATGGCGCCATGCCTCTGATGTTCCGGCCCTGGTATTCGTAAATGCTGTAGTACTCCCACTCATACGTCAGTGCCGTAGTAGCGGAAGCTCCAGCGAGTGCGAATCCCATGTACCAGTTCGGATCTGTTGCACCGTTCGGGAATGTGCCCTTGAACTCGTCGTCTACATCAACGACAGGTCGATAGAGGACAGTGAGCCATTTCCTATCGACAGGGAACCTCCTGGACTGGACTTCGGCATCGAAGTCAGAAAGGCTTCGGCCGTCCAGCGAAGTGTGAGTCGGATCAGACAATCCGACAATTTGACCACCTCGATTAAGCTCTGTTCCAACGTAGCGAATCCGAAGACCGCTAGCGACAACCCGATATTGCGCGGTTGTAGCTGTACTTCCAAAGCTCGCAACTGGATACTCAGAGTTCGAAGCGCTTGTTTGCACTCCAGCAGCTGAGACGTCAATTGCTGCCAGCGCATAGGTCGAAGTTGACGCGACGACAGAAGTGAGGTCGTTCGCAGCGCCAAACTCTGGGCTAGCGATGACAAATCCGAAACCTGTGGTTCCAGACGTTGATAAGACGCCTTTAGCCCAGGTTCGAACTTTCTTTGACATGAGTGCAGGATAGGATGGCACGCACGCCAAAGGACCAGTGAAAGGGTTGGACAGAGCTCGAGCATAGTCTCGAGCGCACGGTGACAGTCCGCCAGCACGTCTTGGCATGGTGGCGACTCTCTTGATTGGTTGTTTCTGGGAGTTGTTGTTATTTCGCGAGTTAGCTGCTCTTGCAGCCTTTCCTCGTTTCGTCTGTTTCTTCGCATTTTGTCTTTGAGACATTTTCACGCGGGCACCTATTCCGCCCCTGCTTGCCAGGCAGGTACTTGTGGTGGCGGTGGATGAGAGTTAAGGACAGTCGACCTCAACCAGGAGCGAAATCACCGGGTGGGTCATTGTCTCATCCAGACTGGTGATGCCGTCCAAGTATCTGATCAACTGGTCGTGGCTCTCACGCGTGTATCCGTAGCGCTCTTGCAACATAGTCCATGTGTCCACGTTTTCGCGATGTCCTCTAGACACGTGGAACCGCCTCTCGTGCTGTGTGGGGACTGACGGTGCTCCATCTGTCAGTCTCAGCATCATCCGAATTAGTTCTCTGAGGGGCGGGATGTGCGCGACGTCCGCGGCGAAACCCAATGCTACTCCCTTGACGAAAGTCTTTCGGTCTTTGGGGCTGACGTCAGTTAAGGTCCAACCTATTCTCGCGAAGATGCGCCCGGGCTTAGGCCCGAACACGGTTCCGTCCTCACTAGGCCAGAACAGCCCAGAACAGAACTCGACTTGGTGGAAAGCGTCACACTGAGCACAGGTTGAGTTAAACCCATACTCCAGCATGCCCTTGTTTACTTTCTCAGCCAAACCCTCAGCAATGTCTTGTTGGACCCCGAAGACGTTGTCATCTCCCATGACCATCATCTTGAAGGGGGGGTCTTTGCCGCCGTGAACGCGATAGATGATGCTCCAATGCAATAGGCCATTGAGCAGCGAATTGCCACACGAGGTGTTCGGGTCACCAGACTTTCTGGTTCCGGCACAGCCGTACCGTATCCCAGTTGTGGTGACGCCCCATGTGTCCAATTGGGCTTCCAAAATCTTCCTTCTGTCGTGGCTCTCCATTGCACCACACATTTGGTAAATGGACAACTCCGCTCGGATGCAGGGGACCGAGTAAGACGCGTCCCAGGCTTTCACGTCGTCTTTAAAGAAGACGTAATGCTGCTCCTTGCAGATGTCGAACCACCGACCCACCTGCTCACTGGACAAACCAGCAGCATATGTGATCGGCGCCTCGACGTTCCATTTTTCTTTGAGGAAGTTGGCGTACCCTAGGACCCATGGACCTAGTATGACATTCGCTTCATCTGTCGCACCCTGAATCATCCTTGGTGCCTTGGTGCTCAGGCCGAGATGTGTTGACAAGAAGAGTTTCTCTTGTTTCGGGAAGGCCTTCCTTCGGGCTATGGTCTTCCAATCTCGGTGCGGGCTCATCTCCAGCGTTTTCAACGCTTTGAGGTGGTCCTCCTGACGTTTCCGTGGGAATCGAGCATTCCAAATATCAAACGGCACAGGCTCGATGTGCTTGATTGGAACAATTGTCAAGTTCGCACTTAACTCTTGTCGCAATTGCTCGAATTTGGTGATGTCCGGTTCGGGTGTCTTCGCAATGTGTCTCTGAGACAAAGCGGTGGTTTCGTTGTGAGTCGACGCGGAGTAGTAGATGGGCAGTCTTGCAGGGAAGACTGGCGCCACTTGCAACAGCCGCGTGGTGTCTTTGAACTTGTGCACCATAGGTAACTGCAGACTGGCACCGTCTGCCAGCTCTTTGCCGGCGGCCTCAGACTGGGTTGAAGGCAGCCTGAAGCCCCCGAGGTAGCGCTTTGCCGGTCCCCACAGCACGGCTGACGCCCGGTCCACTACATACCTGCGAAGCACCTGTTGTGCTTCGTAGCAGGCATTGGCCACACCCCTCGCGACGGAGTTTTCTGCGCTCCGAGCGCGAGCCTCAACCCACCGCCTTAAGGCGATCGGTAAGAGGGCTCCAAGTGTAGTTATGTAGGAACCGAGTATCATCGTGTTGATGAGACTGGGGTTGCGCGACCTTCGCACATAGAGCAGAGCGGCGATGAACGTTGCTGCCACTGACAGCGCGGTGAATCGCCACAAGCACCCATAGTGGGACACGAACTTGAATTTCAACATTTGGTTGTATCGTGTCATGCTTGCTTGTGCTGGTCCCATGATTGCATTCATGGTAGCAGTCTTCCTCTCGAGTCCTTTCGTCATGGCGAAGAGCACGCAATAGTGGATTGCGCTAGCCATGTGCGAGGCGGGCACGTTGTACTTGGGAGCTAGTGACTTTGCGCGACTAATTAACTCTTGGTAGAGATTTTCGTCGTGCACTCTGCCGACTGCCACAGTCTGCAGCTCTAAAACCACAGCCTTTGGTATTGGTACAGGTTTCTCCCCCAGAGAATAAGTGGCGAACCACTCACCATAAGAGAGCACCTTGGCATCAGGTATCACGTACTCCATGAATCGTGAGGTTAGGTCGGACTTCTCCACGCCGCTTGGGCGAATAGTAGCAACGCCGTAGTGGTCGGATGACACGAGGCTGGTCTCAAACGGCACCTCAGCCGGTTCATCCACGTTTTGCATCGGAGATCCCAAACGCATAGCGTAGACGACGGAATCGGGCGTCTGTCGCAGGATGTACCAGATTAACGCTGTGTCGGCGTCTTCCTGATAATATCCTTTGCGCAACCAGTCCACGTTGGGGTGGGTGTACAGGTGTAGATTGCCAGCAGAGTACTGCTTGACACGGCCGTCGGCTGTGCGCCAGTAGGTACATTCGCCTTTGAAGAGCGAACCTAAAGGATCCTGGCACATATGCACAACAGCGTACCCCATTCTCATGGTCGTTTTCCTGAGGACAGCCACGACCTGACTTGGAGTCAGGTAGTAGATCGAGTGTACGAACATGGCAACCTCCGGGCAGAAGGTGCTGAGGTGTGTGCAGTCTTGCGCGTAGCAGCCGCACCAATTCGGACAACCAGCGTACTTGACCTTCCTAGAAAGGTCAGCAGCTGTGTCTGACGGGTTGCAGCTCCACACATTGTCTCTGCGGTGGCGCCTGTGGCGGGCTGGATTCCCTCCCACATCGACCACTGCTTTCCTCTTTGTCTGGCAGAGGATGAAGTCTTCAAGCAAGCATCGTTCGGCAGCCGCAAAAGTGTGAGCATGGGGCTGTCCGTGTTCAAAATCGACGAGTTCGAAATCGGGGAAACGCTCCTGTAAAATTTTCTTCAGAGAAGGAGACACAGGATGATTAAATCGGTATTCGCGACGCTTACGGATCTTTCCCGGTCCGCCGGCCACGGGCGCCGGCGGGGCGGGGGGCATTACCACTGCAGAAGCAGCAGGAGCTTTCGGCTCGGCCCTACCTCGCTCCTCAGTCCTTGCTGGCTTGTCGCCACGCGTCGGACCTCTAGCAGAACGAGGACGCAGTTTTGATGGGACTGCGCTAACCGTCTTTGGTTTACGTCGATTGTCGTTGGACATTGTCGGTGTCGTGTTGGGGTAGAT